TGGGCCAGAGAGATATGATCCGGCCGCCAAGCGGAACATTCGCGACACGGTTCGCGAAACCGCTCCCGTCCTGGCTGAAGATCGCCTCGAAACCGAACTCGGCGTGCGGATGCAGAAGGGGCAGCCCATCGTTCGGGCGATGATCCTGGGCTTGGGCAATCCCGCGGTTGTCGATATTCCGGCGACGGGTTGGCCCGATCGCCGCCTCGGCCATGAGCCCGCGCCCTGGCTCAACCCGTAGCCTCGCCTCTTCGCAAATCGAGTTCGCGAGACGGACGATTTCGGATCGCCTCCTGTCGGAGAGCGATCCGATGCCATTAGAGCAGTCGGACGGCGCTACGCGAGTTAATCCCAAACTTTGAAGGCGCCCTGCCGGCTAATTCGAAGGCCTCCTGTCATTGGAGGCCATTTTGGTCGCTACCTGGAATCCCGCCGCAGCCAGCGCGTATTATCTCCGCGGAGCCGAATACTACCTCGGTACCGTCGAGCCGACTGGCCGTTGGTATGCTCCCGCCGGCGATTTCGGGCTCGTGGACGGCGCCGAGGTCGAGCCGGTCGCATTCGAGCGCCTCTACGCAGGCGTCGGCGCCGATGGCAAAATCCTGCTCTCGCAGAGCGGCCGGGCCGATCGTGTCCCGGCTTTCGATCTCACCTTCAGCGCGCCGCGTTCCGTCGCGGAAGCCTGGGCTTTCGCCAGCCCGGAACGAAAGTCCGCCATCGAAGCCGCACAGGAGCGTGCGGTCCGTTCAGCTCTCGGTGTCGTCGAGCGGGAAGCGATGTGGGCGCGCCGTGGCAAAGGCGGCCTGACGCTCGAGCCGGTCGCGCTCTCGGCCGCGTTGTTCCAGCATGGCGAAAGCCGCCCGGCCGAACATGCCGACGGGCGCATCTTCGGCGATCCAAACCTCCATACACACGCCGTCATTCTCAATCTCGCCACGCGGGCGGACGGGACGGTCGGAGCCATCCATTCGAAGATCCTGCGCGACTGGAAGATGGCCGCAGGCGCGCATTATCACGCGGCTTTGGCTCACGAACTCGAAGCGCTCGGCTTTTCGATCGACCGCATCGGCTACAACGGTACCTTCGAGCTCGCCGGCGTTACCGATGAGTTGATCCGGTATTTCAGCGCGCGCCGGAGAGAGATCGAAGACGAGCTCGCCGAGCACCAGACGACCAGCCGCTCGGCCGTGGCGCTCGCCTCGGCGATCACCCGGGCGACGCGCGAAGCGAAGAGCGAAGCCGGCACCCGCTCGCGCGAGGAGATCTGGGCCGAGGCCGCCGCAGCGCGGGGCGTCGCAGTTGCGTCCTTCACGGAGAATCTTCGCGGGCAGGGCCGCCAGCCCGAATTGGAGCTCGGGGAGCGATTGCTGGCCGAGCGGCTGTCCGCCCTGCCGCGCGAACTCACCGAAGCCCGCAGCGTCTTCGAACGGCGCGATCTCTTCCGGGCGGTCTCGGCCGCGCTTGTCGGCACCGGACTTCCGGCCGAGCGGGCGGGTCCTGAGGTCGAACGACTGCTGCAGGACGGTGCGGTCGTCGAGATCGGCCGCGATGCCATCGGGCTTCCCCGCTACTCGACTTCCGAAATGGTCGCGATCGAGCGCCAGGTCGTCGAGATCGCGCGCGACCTCGCCGCCGATACGCGCAAGGGCGTCGACCAGACCGCGTTGATCGTACGATGCAAAGAGGCCGGTCTCAGCTTCGAGCAGCAGGATGCTGCCTTGGCCGCGGCGGGCTCCCAGGCCATCGCGCTCATCGAGGGCGCGCCGGGCAGCGGCAAGACGACGACCCTCGCTCCGATCGTCAGCGCGTATCAGGAAGCAGGCTATCGGGTTCTCGGCGCCGCTTCCGCCTGGCGCATCGCCCGGATGCTGCAGAGCGACCTCGGCATCGAGGCGCGCGCCACCGCGAGCTGGATCGAGAAGGCGAAGCGAGGGCACAGGTTTCTCGACCGGAATACCGTGTTGATCGTCGACGAAGCCGGCCTGCTCTCGTCGCGCGACATGTATGCGATCCTGTCGGAGGTGCAGCAGGCGCAGGCCAAGCTGATCCTCGTCGGCGATCGCGGCCAGCTCCAGGCGATCGGCGCGGGTCCCGGGCTCGATCTCGTCAGCCGCGCCGTCGAGGCCGCCCGCGTCGAGACGATCGTGCGCCAGCACGACGCCTGGGCGAGAGACGCCGTGCGCGATTTCGGCGCCGGCGAGGCCGGTCGCGCGCTCGACGCCTTCGCCAAGCGTGGAATGCTCGTCGAGACGAAAGGCGCCAAGGCCGCCATTACGGCGATCGTCGATGGTTGGGAAGCAGCGCAGGATGTCGATCCGACCGCTTCCACCCTGCTTTTGGCCAAGACCAACGCGCAGGTCGCGGCGATTTCGCGCGAGATTCGCAGCCGGCTCAAGCACAGGGGACTGATCCGCGGACCCGAGATCGAGATCGCGGCGGTCACCCCGTCCGGACATGCAAACCAGCTGATGCTCGCAGCCGGCGATCACATCCGGTTCCTCGTTCGCAGCGACGAACTCGGTGTCGTCAACGGATCGGTCGGCATCGTCACCAAGGTGATGGAGCAAGCCGAACGGAATGCGCCGGATGGGCGCAGGGTTCGGATCGAAGCTGTTATCGGCGGGCGTCTCGTCACGTTCGACCCCGCCGCGTTGGCCGACGAGAAGGGCCGCGTCCGCCTCGGCTGGAGCTATGCGAGCTCGATCTACGGAAGTCAGGGGCTGACCGTCGACCGTGCGCTGGTTCTCGCCGATCCCGCGCTCGATCGCCACGACATCTATGTCGCCGCGAGCCGGGCGCGAATCGAGACGACCCTGGTTGTCGATACGGCAGCGATCGATCGTCATCTGCTCGCCGACCGCCCTCTCGATCGACAGATGCCGGATGCCGTGCCATCGGCGCTGGAACGCCGCGTCTGGCTCGCCGGGCGCCTGTCGCGGTCCAACGTCAAGCTTTCGACCGTCGCGGCGATCGAAGCGGATCGCGAACAGACGAAAAGCCGGACCCCGACCGCCTCACGACGCCGCGAGCTCGACCATGAGCTTTGAGCGTGAGAGAGGGCCCGCCGCCTGCGTCGGCTCGCCAGAACGCGGCGGTAACCCGACCGTCGTCGGTGACTGGCCCAAACCGGTCCCGGTCACGCCGGCCGAGCTCGACGTGATCGAGACCTGGCTCGGTCGCCTTCTCGACGGAATCCTGACCCCGCCGGGCAAGCAGGACCGTCGAGAACCTCGCCCCAAACCAGCCCGGCCCGTGCCACCGACCCGATCAGAAGGAACTCGACATGAATGAACAGCAGCATCTGCAGACGCTCGTGGACATGGCCAACGCGAACCAGGGCCTTATCCTCCGGAGCGAGAACCACACCGACGCCGTGCGCGAGATCATCGCTGGCAGCGACATCGTCTGGGGCGTTTGGCAGGATGAGACCTGCCCGAACGGCGTCGACAGCATGATCATCAAGGGTCGGGGCTGGCTGATGCTGATCCGGCAGTCCGCGCGCGCTGTGGTCGTCAAGATGACGGCCGTGCCCTGCAGGGAACCGGCCGAGGCCGAAGCCATGCGCCAGATCTTCGGTGACGGACGCGCCGCGCGTGGATAGGCCGCTCCCGCGGCGGCACTTGCGCTAGCCATCGTCTGCAGGATCGATAACCTCGGCCGCATCGCATGATGCAGAGGCTGAGAAGTAGCGAGCGCTGGCTTGCCCGGTCGTCCCTGGCGCGAAATCAATCCGAGCGAGGATATCGCTCGTCGCCATGCTGTAAATATTTGATCTATAAGAAGAATTATGCTTTAATACAGAAATCGGTCTGCGCGGGAAAGCAAAGATGAACAAGTATCTTCACAAGTCGAATTTTGAGTCGACGATATCGGACGGCCCGGTTCGTGCGTGTGGATACTTTCGTGTGTCGACCGGACGGCAAGCCGAGTCTGACCTGTCGATCCCGGATCAGCGCAAGCAGATCATCGCTTTCTGCGCTGGCAAAGGCTGGAACCTCCTCGCCGAATATGTCGAGCCCGGCGCCTCGGCGACCGACGATGCCAGACCGGAATTCCAGAAGATGATCGAGCGCGCGACCGACGACGATCGGCCGTTCGACGTGATCCTGGTCCACTCCTTCAGTCGCTTCTTCCGCGATGCCTTCGGCCTGGAGATGTATATCCGCAAGCTGGCAAAGGCGGGCGTGCGTCTCGTCTCCATCACCCAGGAACTAGGCGATGATCCGGCTCAGGTGATGATGCGCCAGGTGATCGCGCTGTTCGACGAATATCAGAGCCGGGAGAACGCAAAACACGTTTTACGTGCAATGAAAGAAAATGCACGCCAAGGTTTCTATAACGGCTCGCCGGTTCCGCTCGGCTACACCACCGCCGAAGTCGAGAAGCGCGGCAACCGGGCCAAGAAGAAGCTTGTCGAGGATCCGGTCGAAGCGGAGACCGTGCGGCAGATCTTCAAGCTCTACCGGTCGGGTGACGGGACGAGCGGACCGCTCGGCATCAAGCAACTGACCTGCTGGCTGAACGAGCGCGGCTACCGCACGCGCAAGGGAGCCCGCTTCGGCGTCGCGACCGTCCACGGCATCCTGACCAACACCGTCTATATCGGGCAGTGGGTTTTCAACAGGCGCGAGGCCAAAACACTGTCTCAGAAACCGGCGAGCGAGCACATCGTTGTCGAGGTGCCGGCCATCATCCCGCGCGACGAATTCGACGCGGTGCAGGCGCGCATGAAGGTCAACGCCCCGATGACCACGCCGCCGCGCGTCGTCACCGGTCCGATCCTGCTGACCGGCCTTGCGACCTGCGCGACCTGCTCGGGCGCGATGACCCTGCGGACCGGCACCTCGAAATCGGGGCAGGTCCACCGCTACTACTCATGCTCCGTCCATGGCCGGATGGGTAAGACGGCCTGCAAGGGGCGAGCCATCCGGATGGACAGGCTCGACACGCTCGTCACCGACCATCTCGTCGACCACCTGTTCCAGCCGGACCGGCTCACGGTGATGCTTGCCGGCCTGGCGGCGGGGCGCGCTGAGCGCGCACTGGAGGTCGACACCCGGATCACGACTCTCCAGACCGAGGCGACCCAGGCCGAGGACAGGTTGAAACGCCTCTACAAGATGGTCGAGGATGGCGTGACCGATCTCGACGACCTGCTGAAGGAGCGGATCGCCACCCTCAAGCTCGAGCGTGATCGCGCCACCGCCGCGCTGGAGCGAATCAGGGCGCAAGCTGCCCCGTCGGTCGTCCTGGAGCCGGAAGCCATCGAGCGGTTCGGACGCCTCATGCGCGAAAGCGTCACAGCCGGCGATATCCCGTTCCGCAAGGCCTACATCCAGTCGGTCGTCGATCGCGTCGAAGTCGACGACGATCTCGTCCGCATCATCGGGGATAAATCCACCCTGGAGCAGGCGATCGCGGGCAATGCCGCGCGCAATCTGGGTGTTCGCAGTTTTGAACGGAAGTGGCGCGCCCGACACGATTCGAACGTGTGACCTTTGCCTTCGGAGAGTTTTGGTTGCGGCTTTTCGGCACTTTACCGGAAAATTCGTGATGTCACTATCTGCCTGAAAACACGTTACTTTCGCCCGATCCGACTTTCCGCGTCAACTCTGGCGTCTTCCCCACTTTCCGATTTTGTGGTGAGTATTTGGTGAGTTGTTTTCCCAAGGCAGAGGTTTGAGGCGTGCCGAAGCTCACGAAGTCGATAGTCGAGGCAGCCGCGCCGAAAGCGAAGCAATACAGCGTGTGGTGCAGCGACTTCCCCGGCTTCGGCGTCTACATCCAGCCGACCGGCAACCGCACCTATTTCGTGGATTATCGGAACACCGATGGCGTCCGGCGGCGGATGACGATCGGCCGGCACGGCAAGATCACGACCGAAGAGGCGCGCAAGCTCGCCGTCGCCACGCTGGGCAGCACCGTGCGCGGCGAAGACCCGGCCGAAGAGCGCACCACGCGCCGGAAGTCGCTCACCGTCGCCGAGCTGTGCGACAACTACCTGAAGGCTGCCGAGAAAGGGCTGATCATCGGCAAGGCCGGCCGGCCGAAGAAAGCTTCGACGCTGGGCACGGATCACGGCCGCGTCGAGCGGCACATCAAGCCGTTGCTGGGGCGCAAACTGGTGATCGACCTTCAGCAATCGGACATCGCCCGGTTCATCCGTGACGTAACCGCCGGCAAGACGGCAGCCGACGTGAAGACCGACCGGAAGCGCGGTCGTGCAATCGTGGAAGGCGGCGCTGGCGCGGCAGCTCGCACCGCCGGCTTGCTCGGCGGCATCCTGTCCTACGCGGTGTCGGAAGGCGTGCTGCAATTCAACCCGGCGCGCGGCGTGAAGCGGCCGGCCGACAACAAGCGCGAGCGCCGGCTCGACGCGAAGGAATATAGGGCGCTGGGCAAGGCCCTGGCGGCTGCTGAAGCCGAGATGATGTTGCCGCAGTCCATCGCCGGCACATGGCTGATCGCGCTCACCGGCTGCCGCTACGGCGAGGTGCAGTCGCTGAAGTGGTCGGAAGTCGATATCGAGGGCGAGGCGCTACGGCTCGGCGACACCAAGACCGGCGCTTCGATCCGGCCGCTGGCGAAGCGCGCGATCGAGGTGCTGGACAAGATCGAGCGCGTCGAGGGCAACCCCTATGTGCTGCCGGCGGTGCGGATTCCGAAGGGACACTATGCTTCGCTCGGCGCGGCGGTGGAACGGATCGTCGCCAAGGCGGAATTGGCCGGCGTCACCTCGCACACCTTGCGGCATTCTTTCGCCAGCGTCGGCGACGACCTGGGCTTCACCGAAAACACCATCGGCGCGGTGATCGGCCATGCCGGGCATTCGATCACGTCCCGCTACATCCACAAGCTCGACAGCGTTCTGATCGCAGCGGCTAACAAGATCGCCAATGACATCCACCGGCAGATGACGGGCATCGAAGGCAAGGTAGTGGCGCTCCCGAACCGGAAGCGGAAGGCGTGATCCGCGCGCGCGGCGACATTCCGGCGGTGCTACAGGTGATACAGGTGCTACAGCCTTGAAACGATAGGGCGAAGTTCTGTAGCACCACGGAAATTGGCAGGTGCTACAGGTGCTACAAGCTAGCCCTTGGGCGGCTTGCCGGGCTTCAGGCGATCGGGAATCGGCTTTGCCTCTTGCTCGACGGCGCTGATGAAGTTCGGCGAGGTGACGTTGACGATTTCGCCCCGGACGGTGCTCGCCGGCAGGTAGTCGTTCTTCGCATCGAAGTGAGCGTCGGCGAACTTGACCAGCGGGTGCTCATATTTCTCGACAGTGCGCCACATGGTGGTTTCGTCGCCGCCGATGATCATGCGGATTTCGTATCGCTTCCCGACTTCGAACATCGTTGGTCTCCTATCAGTCGAATTTGAGCTTGCCCTTGAGGCTGGCGAGTTCGTCCTTCTGGCGCTTCGCTTCGTCAGCCGCTTGTTGCCGGAGCCGGCTTTGCTCGGCGGCATACGCGCCATAAGCGGCGTTCGTCTGTGCGATGACCTTGTTCAACTCCGGCAGGTGATCGCTCTGAAGTTCGTCCGGCATACAGATGATTTCGAGCCTGTCGCCCGACACCGAAGCCCGGCGCTTCATCATGTACATGTGCTGCTGCCACGCCTGATTGAAATACTCCGACCACGGGCCGGGCGCGCTCTGCGACAGGCGAAGCACTAGCCGCATCAACGCACCTTGCCCGGACGGGCCGGACGCGGCGTCATCGAGTTCCTTGATCTTGATGTCTGTGAACGCTGCCACGGCCTTACCTCCCCTTTTTCAGCCGGACGCCCGGCCCTTCGCCATTCTCTTCCACGAATATCACGCCCGCCGATTCGAGGGCGGTGCGGATGTCTTCTAGCGTCCGATCATATGACGCGCGTCTGCCGGCTTCGAAATTCGCGATCGTCGCCTTCGCTACTTTTGAGGCAGTCGCGAGCTGATCCTGTGACCATCCGATCAGGGCGCGTGCCGCTCGGCATTGTGCAGGTGAGACGGACAATTTGATACAACCTTGCATTAAAAGTGTTGACTACGCTTCTGGTGCAGAGTTATATCAAAAATGCAACTTACCTGCAATGGAGAATCCCATGCCGAACACCGCTGTTCGCGCAGCCGGCGAAGCTATGCCCGCCGACAAGCGCATCACTTTCAATATCCATCCCGACGAAATGCCCGACATCTACGCCATGATTGTCGAGGGCGATTGTATGCTCCCCCACATCAAGACCGGCACCAAGCTCATGTTCTCGCGCACGGAAGCCTACCAGCCCGGCGATATGGTGATCCTGTTCCGCCGGCCGGACATGGTGAAGCCGGGCGAGCATCAGGCGATCGTGAAACGCCTGGTCCTGCCGCCAGCGCCCTGGGCGAAGTTCGGCGTCGATCGCCATCCGAAGAGCGAAGTCGATCCCGTCGTCATCGTGGAGATGTTCAATCCGCGCCGGCAGCTCGCCTACAGTGTCTCCGGGCTTCAGGGCATCCACAAATGCCTTGGCCCGGTGCCGGACGATGTTCGCACCTACATGGTGAGCGACGACGAAGTCGCCCCGCCGAAGAGGAAGCGCCGGGCATGACACGCGAGACCACTTTCCTCGCCGTCACTCCGCAGATGCGCATCACGATCGCCACGACGATCGAATCGCTGATCGCCTTGCTGGACGAAATCGACGGCAACCCTGACGACGAGCCGGACCTCGACGGCGAGGCCGGCACATGGCCGGAGGGTCATATCGCCCGCGTACTCGACAAGGGCGGCGATGAGAACTTGGAAGACGGCGCGGACGACGAGCCAAGCATCGGCCGCGACGACCGGGAACACGATCCGGCAGAGATGGGCGAGCCGGACGACGGCATTTGATCCGCTCGCGCGTCGAACGCCTCACCGCCCCGCCGGCTCGCGCTGTCGGGGCGGTTTGCGTTAGAGCGTGTGGCTTGACACGGTTTGTTAGAGCGTGGTAAGTCTCACGCTAACGAATCAAGGGGTCATCGTCATGTCCATCACCATCCACCGCGTCGATCGCGAGTTCTCGCCAGCCGAAGCCGCCGAGATCACCGGCGTGGCGGTGGCGCTTCAGCGTGATTGGCGTCGGCGCGGCATCCTGCCGGAGAACAAGTCGGGCAAGTGGACGAAGTTCACCCTGACCGATGTCATCGAAATGTCGGTGATGAAGTCGTTTTCCGACGCCGGCTTCTCTGTCCAGTACGTCGCCGAGTTCGCCAGCATGGCCGTTCTGCCGACGTTGGCGGCGCTGGACGATCTCCCCGGCGTGGCCGTCTTCGAGGGCGAGGATGTCACCGATGAGATGAAAGACCGCATCATCGGTTCCAGCATTGTCGGCGCTCGCGGCCGGTTCCTGGTGATGATGACGGACGGCAAGACTGGGAAGCCGGACATCTCACGGTGGGGCGCGCTCGACGGCATCGAGGCGCGTCTCGCCGAGTGCTCGACCTCGCACTGCACGATCATGGATTGCCACTTGCTCGCCGAGCTGATCGCCCAGCGTGCCGGCCCGCCGCTTATCCGGTTCGAGGTTTCGAAGTCCGAAGAGGCCGGCGAGGAATGACGACAGAAGTGCAGATAGAGCTATTGACGGACGCGCGTCAGTTCCTATTGACGGATGCGCGTCAATCAGATAGACGGGAGATCATGGAGTACGAGAAAACCCTTCACTGGTATCGGCAGAGCCGCTTCACGGCCGACGACGTGACGCGCGCCACCGACCTTTCGGAACGCTCGCAGCGCGAGTTGCTGAAGCTCGGCGTCATTCAGGCCGTGCCCCAGCCGAACCCGAAGGCGCAGCGCCTTGTCACCGACACGATGCTGAAGCGCGCGGCCATCGCCGCCCCGCTCACCAAGGCCGGCCTTAGTCTCGGAGTTGCCGGCCGGATCGTCTACGCCGCCATGATGCTCGAAGACCTGATCTTCGACATCGTTGATCCCTGGGATGTCTACTACGACGCGGCGAGCACCTTCGATCCCGAAACCGGCCTGTACGAGCCGAGAAAGCTCCCGCACAACCGCGCGACCTGGTTCGATCCCGCTCACCAGCCAACGGCCGAAGACGACGACTTCCGCATCTGCATCGTGGATTCGAAGTATGTCCTGCTCGGCGTAGGCAAGCCCGACGCCGCCTATGGAGAGTTGACGCCGGACCTCACGGATTTCGTGTGGTGGGACAACTCCATGTACGACCACATCCGCGAGCTGGGCAAAGATGGTGTCCTGCACCTGAGCGTCAAAGGCATCGGAGATCATTCCCCGATGCCCTTCGGAACCTTCGACACGACTGAAAACCCCAAGACGCTGACCTTCCGCATGAAGGCCGCGACAGAGAAAGATGGAGAAGCTGCCGGCCAAGCATATGAGAATCCGACTTCGTTGCTGACGATCAACGCAAGCCTCGCGCTGAGGATTGCCCTCCGGCGCTTGCTTCACATCGATGAAGTGCCCGCGAGCTAGATAAAGGAACACAGACATGGATACCGAAATTTTGCGGGCTGGACCCGCCACGGGAGAGGTGCGTCTTCCGCCTGCCCTTCGCGCCAAGGTCCGTTATCGCTCGGATGAGGCGTCGGCCTACCTCGCCGCCATCCACGGTCTCACCGTCGCGATGCGCACCTTGGACAAGTATCGGTCGGTCGGCGGCGGGCCGCGCTTCCAGAAGTTCAATCGCTCGGCGCTCTATCACCGGGACGATCTGGATACCTGGGCGCTCGAAAAGCTCGGCGAGACCAAGGCCAGCACCAGCGACGAATAGGTGCCGGACATGGTTTATCGTGCGGGCACGCTAAAACGCGAGAGGCGCACCAACGCGCGGATCGATCAGCTTGACGAGCAAATCCTTGCCGTCTTGCGTGAGGATCATCCGCAGAGCGTGCGGCACGTCTTCTATCGGATGACGAATCCGCGTCTGCCGGAGCCGGTGGAAAAGACCGATCGCGGATACCGCCATGTGCAGGACCGCATGGTGAAGCTTCGTCGGGCGAAGCGGCTGCCGTTCGGATGGGTGACGGACGCCACGCGGCGCGGCTACCACACCCCGACATATCGCGACGAAGCCGACTTCCTGCGCAGCATGAAGGAACACTACCGCGCCGACCTGTGGCAACAGGCCGACTTCTATTGCGAGGTGTGGACCGAAAGCCGTTCGATCGCGGGTGTAATCGAAAACGACTGCCGCGAGCTGGCGGTGAGCTTGTATCCGGCCGGCGGCTTTTCGAGCATCACGCTCGCCTACCAGTCCGCCGAGACGATCAATTACTACGCGGCCGGCAGGCCGGTGGTGATCTACTACATCGGCGACTACGACCCGGCCGGCGTCCTGATCGACGTGGCGCTCGAACGCGAGCTGCGCGAGCACCTGACCGCCGGCATCGACCTTCACTTCAACCGCATCGCCATCACGTCCGAACAGATAGACGTGCTCGACCTCCCGGCGAAGCCGAGGAAGGACACCGATCGCCGCGCCCTGCATATCCGCGAGACGGTCGAAGCCGAAGCCATGCCGGCCGGCATCCTGCGCAATCTGTTGCGGACCAACATCGAAAGCCTCTTGCCGGAGCGCGCGCTCGCCGTCGCCAAGGTCGAGGAACAGTCCGCGCGTGACTACTTCGACCGCCTCGCCGAGATCACGGGAGGCGCTGCATGATCGACTTCGACAAGATCAATTCCGCCTCGCTCGCCGTCCTGCCGTCGCTCCTGGGCCGGTGGCTGCCCGATGGCCGTCGCGTCGGCCACGAATGGGTGTGCCGGAATCCACGCCGTAGCGACCGCAAGCCCGGATCGTTCCGGGTGAACATGAACACCGGCAAATGGGCCGACTTCGCCACCGACGACGCTGGCGGCGATCCGATCAGCCTTGCTGCCTATCTTGCAGGAACCGGACAGGCCGAAGCCGCCCGTGCCCTCGCCGACATGCTGGGGGTGAAATGATGCACGGCACCGCAATGTTCGCACCGCTGTCGCCCGATGAGATCGCGGCCGTGGATGCCACGACTGCCCAGCCTGCCGACAAGTTGCCGATCGTGCCGGTGCCGACCGATGCCCCGTCGCCAGAAACCTACCGGCACCCGAAGCATGGCGCGCCGTCGAAGGTGTGGCGCTACACCGATGCGCTCGACCAGCTCATGTTCACCGTGGCGCGCTTCGACTTCCTCGACGGCGACGGCAAGCCGGCGAAGGACATCCTGCCGCTGACGTTCTGCGATATCGGCAAGGGACGCCGCGCCTGGCGCGCCAAGGGCATCGCCGGCCCGCGTCCGCTCTACAGCCTGCCGGATATCACCGCGCGCCTCGACGCGGTGCTGATCGTCGCCGAGGGAGAGAAGTCCGCCGACGCTGCCGCGATCCTCTTCCCCGACATGGTAGCGACCACGCCGCCGCATGGCGCGAAGTCGCCGCATAAGGCCGACTGGACGCCAGTCGCCGGCCGCACCGTGATCATCGCCACCGACAATGACGAAGCCGGGCAGCAATTCGGCGACAAGGTGTGCGAACTGGTCCGCGCTGCCGGCGCGACGGCCGTCCTGCATCTTCCGCCCGATCGGCTCGGCTCATGGGTGTGGAAGGAAGGCGGGAAGCACCTTCGCGACGGCATCATTCCGAAGGGCTGGGATATCGCCGACGCGATCGATGACGGATGGACCGCCGATGCCGTCGCCGCGCTGAAGAGCGACCCGGCCTTCCTGCCGCCCTATCGCGATGCCGAAGAGCGCGAGACGCTTCGCCGCGTCGAGGCCGGCGAGCCGGAAGAGCTGACACGCTGGCCGTTCCGCATCATCACCAACGGCGTCGAGAAGCGCATCGAGCGCGTGGACAAAGAGACCGGCACCGTCACCGTCGAATGGAAGTGGTTCTGTTCGCTCTTGGAGGTGGGTGCCGAGACCCGCAGCGGCGACGGCGAGGAATGGGGCCGGTTGCTTCGGATCACCGACCGCGACGGCCGCGTGAAGGAATGGGCCATGCCCATGTCCATGTTGGCCGGCGACGGCACCACGTATCGCGAAAGGCTCCTGTCCCTTGGCGTCGAGATCGCGCCCAGCCGCTTCGCGAAGGAAGCGCTGCACGAATACATCTCGACGGCTCGCCCCGATCAGAAGGCGCGATGCGTGAGCCGCATCGGCTGGCAGAGCCGCTTCTACATCGGCTTGAACGAAAACTTCGGAGAGACCAATGGGTGAGCGCTATATCCTTCAGCACACCGGCGCGATCGATCACGCCTATCGCCAGCGCGGCACCGTCGCGAGCTGGCAGGAACACGTTGCCCGATATGCTGTCGGCAACTCCCGGCTCGGCTTGGCGCTGTCCACCGCGTTCGCCGCGCCGTTGCTCCATCCGACCGGCTCCGAATCCGGTGGCTTCCACTTCCGCGGTGGTTCCTCGACCGGCAAGACGACGGCGCTGCACGTCGCCGGTTCGGCCTGGGGCGGTGGCGGTATTCGCGGTTTCATCCGCACCTGGCGCGCCACGTCGAACGGCTTGGAAGGCATCGCGGCGCTGCACTGCGATGCGCTCTTGTGCCTGGACGAGATCGGGCAGGTGGATGGCAGGGACGCCGGGCAGATTGCCTACATGCTCGCCAATGGGCAGGGCAAGACGCGGGCCGGCCGATCGGGGGAGACGCGGCCTTCCGCCGAGTGGCGCTTGCTCTTCCTATCGAGCGGCGAGATCAGCCTCGCCGACAAGATCGCCGAAGACGGACGCGGCCGGCGTATCGCTGCCGGGCAGGAAGTGCGGATCGTGGACATCGCCGCCGATGCCGGCGCGGGCATGGGGATCTTCGAAAACCTGCACGGCTTCCCTTCGGCCGACGCCTTCGCCCGGCACTTGAAGATGACTTCCGGCGAGCACTACGGCGAGGCATGGCGCGCGTTCATGCGGGTGCTGGTGAAGGACTTCGACGCCATCGCCCCGACCGTCAACGGCTACCGCGACGAGTTCATGGCAGAGCACACGCCAGCCGGTGCCGATGGACAGGTGAGCCGTGTTGCGACCCGCTTCGGCCTTGTCGCTGCCGGTGGCGAGATGGCGACGGCCTTCGGCGTTCTGCCCTGGGAACCGGGCGAGGCGACCAAGGCGGCAGCACGTTGCTTCCGCGACTGGTTGCAGTTGCGCGGTGGTGTCGAGCCGGCGGAAGAGCGCGAGGCGGTGTCGGCCGTGCGCCGGTTCATTGAGCTGCACGGCAATTCCCGTTTCGAGCCGATGGGCGACCTGATCCATCGCGACGGCATGGGGACGCCGATCGACGTGCGAATCCAGAACCGGGCCGGCTTCCGCCGTCGAGACGAAAGCGGCGGCATCGAATACCTGGTGTTGCCCGAAGTCTGGCGCGGCGAGGTGTGCGCCGGCATGGATGCCGTGACGGTGGCGAAGTCGCTCGCCACGCGCGGCATGATCAAGTCCGGCGGCAACGGCAAGCTTCAGAACTTCCAGCGGGTGCCCGGCTTCCCGAACCCTGTCCGGTGCTACATCGTCACGTCCGGCATCTTTGGCGACGAAGCCCATGCCTGACCTGTCCCGCTTCGCCGCCTTCGCCAGCCGCGTCGGTGTTGTATCACCGGCTTGTAGCACCTGTAGCACCGTAGCACCTGGGCAGGTGCTACAGGAAAACACCAATGAAAACAGTCGTGTAGCACTTGTAGCACCTGTAGCACTGCCAAACAGCGTCACCGTGCATGAAAGCGACCTGATCGACGCATTCGAAGAGCGCGCTGCGATCATGGAATATGACGGCGGCATGTCTCGGCAAGATGCCGAATCGCTGGCCTGGGCCGAAGTCTTCGGCAGCCGAGCAAGGGCAGCGTAACAAGCGCGCAAATCCCTGAATTTGCGAGCATTTTCCAGCACTTCTAGATTGCGGTCATTGGCCGAAATTCCTTCCACGGGCATCGGTTTGGCCTGATTCTTCCCCGCATGAACTGCGCGTGGAAGAAATGCTTGAAGGACTGAAGCGGCTACTCGGCATCGAAACGAAGAGCACTCTGGCGAACCCCTCGCCGGAGCTTCTTGCGTTGTTCGGCTCCGTTCCGACCGCTGCCGGCATATCGGTGTCGGCTGATACCGCGTTGCGCAGTCCGACCACGCTGGCGTCATGCCGCGCCATTTCCGAAAGCATGGGCAGCCTGCCGTTCCATCTCTTCCGTCGTGGTGCCGGGGGCGCTCGCGAACGCGACGGCACGCATCCCGCCGCGCAAATCCTCGCCGGTGACTGGTGCCCCTGGGCCGGTGGTGTGGAGACCCGCACCGCCATGCAGCTCGACGCCCTGCTGCACGGTGCAGCCTATGGCCTGGTGATCCGCGTCAACGGGCAGGCCCGCGAAATCCATCGCCTCGACCCGCGTTCCGTCACCCGCGACACGACAGGCCCGGAACCGCGCTTCAAGGTGCGGGAGAACGGCGTCGAGCGCGTGCTCGACTGGCGCGACGTGCTCTATGTCCCGACGCCCGGCACGATCGGCAACCGGATCGTCTGCCTTATCAATCTGTGCCGCGAAGCCATCGCGATCGACATGGCGATGACGGAACACCAAGGCCGGCTGTTTTCGAACGGCGCGCGGCCTGGTGGCGTCTTCAAGTACGGCAAGACGCTCGGCGACGACGTGCTGAAGCGGCTGAAGGACAGCTTCGACGCATCCCATGCCGGCGGCGCGAACAGCGGCCGGACCATGATCCTTGAAGATGGAATGGAGTTCGAGGCGCTGCAATTTTCGAGCGTCGATCTTCAGTTCATCGAGCTTCGCCGCTTCGTCATTCAGGAAATTGCCCGCGCCTTCAAGGTGCCCGGAACGCTGATCGGCGACCTCGACCGCGCCACCTGGCGCAACGTCGAAGAGCTTATGCGGCAGTTCGTTCAGACCTGTCTCATACCCTGGGCGGAAATCTGGCAGTCCGCCTTGGAGCGGGTGCTTCTGTCGCCGGAAGAGCGCCGGGAATACTTCGTGGAAGCCGTCTTCGACGACTTGCTTCGCGGCGACCTGTCGGCGCGCTTCACGGCCTATCGGCAGGCTGCCGGTGGTGCCTGGCTCACTCGCAACGAAATCCGCCGGCTCGACAATCGCCCGCCGATCGACGGCGGCGATGAATTGATCCTTCAGGCCGGACAGGGCGATGCGCCCGCCGTTCCCCAGCAACCGGAGAAGCCGGAATGAAGCGCGAGACCATCACGCTCGCCGCGACCGAAGTCCGGTTCGCCACCGACGATGCGGGCACCTTCACCGGGTACGCCAGCATCTTCGGCGAAGCGGATTCCTATGGCGACACCGTGAAACGCGGTGCCTTCCGCAAGACGCTCCGCGAGCGCAAGGCCACCGGCGGGCCGTCGATGTTCTGGAATCACGACAGCAATCAGCCGATCGGCGTGTGGACCGAACTTGTCGAGGATGAGCGCGGCCTGAAGGTGGCGGGCAGGCTTGTCACCGAAACCGCCAAGGGCGCGGAAGCGCTCGCCTTGCTGAAGGCCGGTGCCGTCAACGGTTTGTCGATCGGCTTCCGGGCGCGATCGGCAGAACGCGGGCCGAACGGTGGCCGCGTGCTCACCGATATCGAGCTTGTCGAGATCAGCCTCGTTTCGCTGCCGGCGGCGTCGAAGGCGAGGATCACCAGTGTGAAGGGCGCGGCCGATCAGGCCAGCGTCGCGGCATTCATTGAGGCGGCCCGCCGCGCCGCGCTCTCCATAAAAGGAACCCTGAAATGAAGCATACCCTGCCCCTTGAAACCCGTTCGGCCGAGCCGATCGAAACCCGCGACGAAGGCGGCGATGACATCGCGGCGGCCGTGCAGGCTGTCGGCGAGCTGCGCACTGCCGTCGATCAGCACCGCACCGCGATCGATGAGCGCGTGACGACCGAGATGCGGTCTCTCACCCAGCGGCTCGACGCGATCGACGTTCGCACCCAGCGGCCCGGAAACGGGACCGAGACGACTGACGCCGAAGCGGCAGAACGCCGGCAGGCATTCGGCACCTACCTGCGCCTGGGCAATGCGGCCGGCGAAGTCTCCCTGCGCGCGCTCACCGTGTCCAACGACCCGCAGGGCGGCTACCTCGCCCCGGCAGAGATCAGCACCGAGTTCATCCGCGACCTGGTGGAGTTCTCGCCGATCCGTTCGCTGGCGACCGTGCGGCAGATTGTTTCGCCCAGCGTCAAGTATCCGCGCCGCACCGGCGTGACCAATGCGCAGTGGGAAGGCGAAACCGACGATCAGGCGGAAAGCACCGTCCCGTTCGGGCAGGTGGACATCCCGGCGCGCAACCTCTCGACCTTCGTGGACATCAGCAACCAGTTGCTCGCCGACAGTGGCGGCACCGCCGAAGCTGAAGTCCGCATGGCGCTCGCCGAAGACTTCGGACAGAAGGAAGGCTTGGCCTTCGTGTCGGGCATCGGCCCGCTCGCGCCGGAAGGCATCCTGTCCGCATCCGGCGTCGGCTACACCCCGACCGGCAACGCCTCGACGCTCGGTTCCGCGCCGGCCGATCTTCTGATCACGCACATGTACAGCCTGCCGGCGGCGTATCGCTCGCGCGGCACCTGGCTCATGAACGGCTCGACGCTGGCGGCGATCAGGAAGCTGAAGGACGGCACGACCGGCGTCTATCTCTGGCAGCCTTCCTATGCGGCCGGACAGCCCGAAACGATCCTGGGCCGGCCGGTGGTCGAGGTGCCGGACATGGATGATGTCGGCAGCGGCACCACGCCGATCGCCTTCGGCGACATCGCGACCGGCTATCGCATCGTGGACCGCCTCGACATGTCGGTGCTGGTCAATCCGTACCTGCTGGCGACCAAGGGCATCACCCGCATCCACGCCACCCGCCGCGTCGGCGGTGCCGTGGTGCAGCCGGCAGCCATCAAGAAAATCAAGTGCGCCACGTCCTAAGCGACGATCGCGGAAAGGATCATCAACATGCGTGACCTCGTTCACAATCTCGGCGTTGCCCTCGCGCTTTCGCCGGCCGTGCAGGCGGCAACCATCAAGGGCACCGCGATCGACCTCCTGGGCTTCGAAAGCGTGATGTTCGTCATCAACACCGGCGCGATTGCCAGCTCCGGCAACTTCACCGTCACCGTCGAGGAAAGCGACACCACGACGGACGGCGATTTCACCGCCGCGCCGGCTGCAACGGTGATCGGCTCGACGCTGGTCAATCCCCTGACGGCCGATGGCAGCTTCAAGGTCGGCTACATCGGCAGCAAGCGATACGCCCGCATCGTGGCGACGAAGAACAGCGGCACGTCTATCGCCGCTGGCGCCGTCGCCGTGAAGGGCCATCCGCTCACCGCGCCCGTCGCGTAGTGGCTTCAGGGGCGGCGTTCATTGAGGGCACCTTGCGGTCGGTCCAACAACGGAAAGTCACCTGCCTGCCGCCCCGCCGCTCGCGCGGTCGAAGTGTGGGTTCAAGGTGGCAAAGATCGCGAGCACCAGCCGTGAACTTTCGCGCGGCCAAGGGCTCACCGGACAGCCGGGCAAGGCAAGTCCATCGGCACGGCCAGCGGGATGTTGGCCGTGCCGCTTCCCTTTTCGAGGATCGAACATGGCACTGACGACCATTGCGGCGGCAGCCGAGACGAAGCTCACGACGCTCGCGGCGGCAAAGGCCGAGCTGCAGGTGACGAGCGGTGCGGATGATGCCTATCTCGCCACGCTGATCGATCAGGCCAGCGATGCGGTGCGGTCCTGGTGCAAGCGCGTCTTCGCCGTCGAGACCGTCCGGGAATCCATCTATCCCGACAAGCCGGGCAAGTCGCTCATGTTGGCGCGCTGGCCTGTCGTCGCCATTACGGCCGTGACCATCAACGGCACGGCGGAAGATATCGCCAACGTCGAGGCCGAAGACAGCGGACATCTTTTCAGGATCGACGCGAGCGGCTGTCGCACGTCCTGGCCTTCAGGCCGGATCGTGGTCGAGTACAGCGCGGGCTATGTGTTGCCCGGCCGGCCCTCCCGGACCCTGCCCAACGATATCGAGCGCGCCGCGCTTTCGCTGGTGAAGGGAAGCTGGTTCGCCCGCACCCGCGATCCGCTGATCCGAAGCGAAACCGTCGAGGGTGCCGGCTCGACCGACTATTTCAGCGGCACCGTCTCGCGCCTTCCGCCGGACGTGGAAAGCCTTCTCTCGCCCTATCGCAACGTGAACCTGGGATAACCGCCATGCTCAACCCTGGGGACTATTCCCTTGCCGACCTCGCCGTCACCACGGCGCTCACGGGCATCGCCCAAACGCCTATCCAGAACCTTGAGGGCATCCTCGCCGCGACCATCGAGGCGAAGCTGTCCTACGGCTCCGGTGGCACCAGCCTGAAGGCATGGGTGCAAGTCACGATCGATGACGGGCAGACGTGGATGGACATCGCGTGCTTCGCCTTCACGACCGCGAGCGCGATCAAGGTGGTGAACCTGTCCGGCCTGACGCCGGTCACTACGGCCTTCGCCCCAAGCGACGGCGCAATGGCTGACGACACCGTGAAGGATGGCGTGCTCGGCTCGGCTATGCGGGTGAAGCTCACCAGCACCGGCACCTATGCCAACACCATCATGAGCGTGAAGGTGAGTGTCCGGTGAACCAGCTTCTTGCGCAGCTCGACCGGCGACTAGAACAGCGTGGCGAGGACATCATCCTTCGCAAGCGCACCAATGCCGGAAGCACGGGATCGAACGTCGATTGCGTCATCCCCGCGATCGTGCGCGCGCTCACCGTCGAGCAGCTCATCGGTTCGATCACGCAACAGAACTTCTTCATCATCATCAGCCCGACGCACATCATCCGTGCGCAGTGGCCTGGTGGTCGCACCCCAGCCGCGACAGGCGGCCTGATCATTCCCAGCGATCCGCGCATCCCGACGACCAGCGATAGCGTCATCCTTCGCGGTGCGACGAAGGCGGTGCAGCGTGTCGCACCTGTCTTCGACGCCGGTGGGTGCATTCGCATCGAACTAAGCGTGATCGGATAGGCGATGCCCTGGTCAGCACCACGTCATTGCCCGGCCGGCCACCCGCCCTATCGAGGCAGCCGATGCCCGTTGTGCGCCCTCGCCAGTGAAGCCCGGCGACCGAACGCAAGGCAGCGCGGCTACACCCGCGAATGGGATGTCGAGGCAAAGGCGTTCCTCGCCATGAACCGGACCTGTCGTCGGTGTGGTGATCCCTCCGCTGTCGTGGATCACATCATCGCTCACAAGGGCGACATGCGCCTGTTCTGGGATCGATCGAACTGGCAACCGCTCTGCCTGCCCTGCAACAGCCGCAAGGCCGTGGCGACCGAAGGCGGCTTCGGCAGAGACCGTGAGGCAAGGCCATGACGGCAGGGGGCCATTCGAGCTTGCCTATGCTGGGGGTCGGGACCGCTGGGGGGTCAACTTCGTGCGCGTGCAAAATGAAGGTGAATTTTGATGGCCGGTAGAAAACGCATTCCCGATCACCTGAAGATCGTCGCCGGGACGGCCCAGCCATGCCGGATGAACGCCGACGCGCCGGTCGCTGCATCGGATCTTCCCGTGCCGCCGGATTGGCTTTCGGCACGCGCGGCGGAAATCTTCGCCGGCCTGGTGAGCGTCATCGAGGAAATGGGCATCGCGTCGGCGAGCGACACGGCGGCGCTGGCGCTTGCGGCATCCCGCCTCGAGGAGGTGGAAATCTGCACCGCTGTGATCGAAGATGGCGGCCGGACCTTCGTCAGCTCTGCCGAGTATGACGGCGAAGGGCGCGTCACGAGTCAGCAAATCAAAGGACACCCGGCCGTTGCCCAGCGCAGCGAGGCGATGCGGCACGCGCAATCCCTGCTCGGCGAGTTCGGATTGACGCCGGCCGCGCGATCCAAGGTGTCGGCGAACAAGAAACCCGAGGCTAACCCCTTCAAGGCGCTGCTGGGATGATCGATGGCAGCCGACAAACACCCGCATGTTGACGCGGCGAACCGCTACGCGCGCGCTGTCGTCGCCGGCACCAAACCGGCGAACAAGTGGGTGCGCCTGGCGTGCCAGCGGCACCTTGATGACCTGAAGAAGTCGAAGGCGCGAGCATATCCCTTCCGGTTCGATACCGAGAAGGCCGAACGGGTATGCCGGTTCATCGAGCTGTTGCCGCACACCAAGGGCAAATGGGCATCGGCCGGCGAGAAGCTGAAGCTTGAACCTTGGCAGTGCTTCAAGACGGTGTGCCTGTTCGGATGGCTGCGGAAATCGGACGGCTATCGTCGCTTCCGCAAGGCTCTGATCCTGGAGCCGAGAAAGAACGGCAAGTCGGCCTGGGCGGCGGCGATCGGTCTCTACATGCTCACCTTCGACGGCGAGCATGGTGCGGAAGTCTATTCCGGCGCGACCAATGAGCGGCAGGCATGGGAAGTCTTCCGGCCGGCGCGCATCATGGCGCTGCGCTCGCCGCAACTGTGCTCGGCTGTCGGCCTGACAGTGAACGCTTCGAACCTGCATGTGCTCGGCAACGAAAGTCGCTTCGAACCGATCGTCGGCCGTCCCGGCGATGGCAGCTCGCCGCATTGCGCGATCCACGACGAGTATCACGAGCACGACACCGACGATCAGGTGTCGAGCATGGAAACCGGCATGGGTGCGCGGGAACAGCCGTTGCAGCTCATTATCACGACGGCCGGCGCGAACGTCTCCGGCCCTTGCTACGCGGCGGTAGTCGAGGCTCGCCGGGTGCTTGAAGGCGTGGTCGAGGAAGACGAGTTGTTCGCCCTCATGTACGGCATCGATCCCGGCGACGACTGGACGACCGAAGCCGCGCTGATCAAGGCCAATCCGAACTATGAGGTTTCGGTGAAGGCCGACTTCCTGTTGCGAGCGCAGCGGGACGCGGTGAACAACGCCCGCAAGGTGTCGGCGTTCAAGACAAAGCACCTCAACGAGTGGGTGCAGGCCCGCGAAGCCTATTTCAATATCCAGCGCTGGCACGAATCCGCCGTGCCGGAAATGAAGATCGATGACTTTGCCGGGCAGCGATGCATCATCGCCCTCGACCTGGCGTCGAAGGTGGACATCGCCGCAATGGTGATCCTGTTCCGGCGCGAGGGCGGCGGCTTCGTCTCATTTGGCCGTTGGTATCTGCCGGAGAAGACCGTCGAGTTGGGCGAAAACCAGCACTATCAGACCTGGGCAACCGAAGGCCGGCTGATCGTCACCGATGGCGACATGATCGATTTCGGCCGCATCCGCGATGACATCCTCGACCTGTCCAGCAAGTTCCAGATTGAGGAAGTGGCCTTCGATCCGTGGCAGGCCACCATGCTCATGACCGAACTATCCGGGCATGGCGTGCCTTGCGTCGAGTACCGGCAAATCGTCAACACCATGTCGGAGCCGCTGAAGGAAGTCGAAGGGCTGATCCGCTCGCGCAAGATCGCTCACGATGGCGATCCGGCGATGACGTGGATGCTGTCGAATGTCGTCGCCAAGCCCGACGCGAAGGATAACGTCTATCCCCGGAAAGAGCGCCCGGAAAACAAGATCGACGGCCCGGTGGCGCTGATCATGGCGATGGGCCGGATGCTGACGAAGGACAATGCGCCGTCACCATACGAGCGGCTTCGCCCGAATGGCTTCCTGTTCGTCTGATCGGCGCTGCTGGTGAGTATTTGGTGAGTGGTGAATCGCCGATTTTTCAGGGACTTCGGCAAACCCTTGGTTTTGTTGGCGCACCCGACAGGATTCGAACCTGTGACCTCTGCCTTCGGAGGGCAACGCTCTATCCAGCTGAGCTACGGGCGCTAACCGTGAAGGGTGGATAGCTGATTGGCGCCGCTTCGGCAATGCGTGAATTGTCGAAGCGGCGCTTGTCATTCGTAAGCCAAGCTCAGGCCTGCTCCTCCTTCGGCCGCGTCGACGGCCGCAGGCGCTCGCGCAAGGACTGGAAGACGACATAGAGCGCCGGGATCACGAAGATGCCGAGGATGGACGCCGCCAGCATGCCGCCGAAGACCGGCGTGCCGACATGGCGCCGCGCGAGCATCGAGGGACCCTCCGCGATCACCAGCGGCAAGAGGCCGAGGATGAAGGCGAAGGAGGTCATCATCACCGGGCGGAAGCGCAGCCGCGCGCCTTCGGTCGCTGCGTGCAGCAACGGGTGGCCCTTCTCGCGCAGCTCCTTGGCGAATTCGACGATCAGGATGCCGTTCTTGGCGGCGAGGCCGATCAGCACGACGATGCCGATCTGGCCATAGAGGTCGAGCGTCAGCCCGGCCACGACGATCGCAAGGAAGGCACCGAGGATACCGACCGCGACGGAGAGCAGCACCGGCACCGGAATGGTCCAGCTCTCGTAGAGCGCGACCAGGAAGAGGTAGGCGAAGAGCAGCGCGAAGGCGAGGATGATCCCCGTCTGCCCCTCGGCCCGCTTCTCCTGGAAGGAGACGTCGGTCCAGGCGCCGCGATAGCCCGACGACAGGGTCCTCCCGGCAACGTCCTCCATTGCCTTCAGAGCCTGGCCGGAGGAGACGCCGGGGGCGGGCGAGCCCTGCAGCGTCACCGCCAGGCGGTTGTTGTAGCGGATCAGCGCCTGCGGGCCGACCACCACCTTCGCCTCGACGAAGGAGCGCAGCGGGATCATGTCGCCGGCGCGACTGCGGACATTGATGCGGTAGATGTCGTCGACCGAGGCGCGGTCGGCGCCATCGGCCTGGACCTGGACCTGCCAGGTGCGGCCGAACAGGTTCATGTCGTTGACATAGTAGCCGCCGAGCGAAGCCTGCAGCGCCTGGAAGACGTCGTTCAGGGCGACGCCGAGGATCTGGACCTTGTCGCGGTCGATATCGAGATAGATCGACGGCGCCGAATCCGAGAAGGTCGAGAACACCCGCCGCAATTGCGGCTCCTGATTGGCGGCGACCGTCAGGCCGCGCAGCGCCTGGCCGAGCGCCTTGGGATCGGCGGAACCCATGTCCATCAGCACATAGCTGAAGCCGCCGCCGGTGCCGAGGCCGATGATCGGCGGAGGCGCGATCGGGACGACGTTGCCGGCGCGCACCGCGCGGAATTTCTGGGCGAGGCGGGCAATGACCGCCGAAGCCGAATCCTCCCGGCTGGTGCGTTCGGAGAAGGGCTTCAGGGTCACCACGAAGAAGCCGGCATTGGGCTGCGAATAATTGTCGATGAAGTTGAGGCCGATGACCGTGGAATAGTCCGCGATCGCCTTCTCCGTCTTCAGTATGCCCTCGACCTCGGCGGCGAGCGCCGATGTCCGGGCGACCGAGGCACCGTCGGGCAATTGCGCGACGACGAAGAAGGCGCCCTGGTCGTCTTCCGGCAGGAAGCCGGTCGGCGTGATCCGGCCCATCGCATAGATGCCGGCGCCGAAGGCCGCGGTCAGGGCAAGGCTGACGAGCGAGATGCGCACGAGACGCGCCACGCCGTTGCCGTAGCGGTCGCGCGTCCAGTCGATGCCGCGCATGACATAGCCGATCGGCCCGCGCCGCGGACCGTGATGCGGCTTGAGCAGGATGGCGCAGAGCGCCGGCGAAAGCGTCAGCGCGTTGATCGCCGAGAGCACCATCGCGACCGCGACGGTGACGGCGAACTGGCGGAAGAGCTCGCCGGAGATACCGGGAATGAAGGCGACCGGCACAAAGACCGAGAGCAGCACCAGCGTGATCGCGATGATCGGGGCGACGATCTCGCCCATGGCGCGCTTGGTCGCCTCGGCCGGCGTCAGCTCGGGATGCTCCTCCATCACGCGCTCGACATTCTCGATGACGACGATCGCGTCGTCGACGACGATGCCGATGGCGAGGACCACGGCGAGCAGCGAGACGGTGTTGGCGGAGTAGCCGATGGCGTTGAGCACGATGAAGGCGCCGACCAGGCTCACCGGCACGGCGACCGTCGGGATCAGCGTCGCCCTGAGATTGCCGAGGAACAGGTAGACGACGAGGACGACGAGGACGAAGGCCTCGATCAGCGTCTTCTGCACCTCGTGGATCGTGGCGGTGACGAAGGCCGTCGGGTCGTAGGTGACCTTCCAGGCGAGGCCGTCGGGGAAGGACTTATCGAGGTCGGAGATCGTCTTCTTGACTGCTTCGAGCGCGGTGAGGGCGTTGGCGCCGGGCGCCTGGTAGACGCCGATCAGCACGGCAGGGCCGCCGTTCAGACGGGTGTCGCGGTCGAGATTGGCGGCGCCGAGCTCGAGGCGCGCCACATCCGAGAGCCGCAGGATCGAGCCGTCGGGATTGGTGCGCAGCACGATCTTGCCGAACTCCTCCGGCGAAGTCAGTCGGCCCTTGGTCTGGATGTTGAGCTGCAATTGCTGGTCGTCGGAGATCGGGCGGGCGCCGATGCGGCCGACCGCGGCCTGCGCGTTCTGGCTCTGGATCGCGGCGATGATGTCGCCGGTAGTGAGATTGAGGCCGGTCAGGGCGTCGGTGCGGACCCAGGCGCGGATGGCGTAGTCCTGCGCGCCGAACAGCGCGGCGTCGCCGACGCCGGCCGTGGACTTGATCGGGTCGAGCAGATTGATGGTGACGTAGTTCGAGACGAACAGCGTGTCGTAATTGCCCTTCGGTGCATAGACAGCGATGACGCCGAGCAGCGCCGAGGACTGCTTCTTCACCGTCACGCCGCTGCGTTGGACCTCCTGTGGCAGCTTCGACAAAGCGAGCTGGACACGGTTGTTGACGTTGACGTTGTTGATGTCGGGGTCGGTGCCGAGCTCGAAGGAGACCTGCAGCGAATAGCTGCCGTCATTGCCGCTGACGCTCTTCATGTAGAGCATCTTGTCGGTGCCGACGATCTGGGCCTCGATCGGCTGGGCCACGGTCTGCTCGACCACCGCCGCCGAAGCGCCAGGATAGGAGGCGCGCACCGAAATCTGCGGCGGCACGATGTCGGGATATTGCGCGACGGGAATCGCGAACAGCGAGAGCAGGCCGGCGATCGTGGTGACGAGCGCGATGACGATCGCCAGCCGGGGCCGGTCGACGAAGACGGAGCTCAGCATGAGGTCAGCTCCGGCCGGTCGTCAGGGTCACGGGCGAGGCGAGCACGGGCACGCCCGGCCGGAGGTTCTGCAAGCCCTGGATGACGATCTGCTCGTTGCCGACGAGCCCCTGCTCGATCACGATATAGGAGCCGGTCTCGGCCCCGACCTTGACGCGCTTCACCACCGCCTTGCCGTCCTCGACGGCGAAGACATAGGCGCCTTGCTGGTCGGCGATCAGCGCCGATTGCGGCACCAGCACCTTTTCCTCGCTCTTGTCGGCCTGGACGGCGACGCGGACGAGCGTGCCGTCGATGAGTTTGCCCGCCGGGTTGGGCAGTGTCGCCCGCACGAGCACGGTGTCGGTGGCGCGCTCGACCGAGACGTCGATGAAGTCGACGCGGCCCTTCTGCTCATAGGTCGAGCCATCCGAGAATCTCAGGCTGACGAGCGGGGCGGAGCCATCTGCCGGCAAACGGTTCGTCTTCAGCGCCAGGAATTCGCGCTGGCTGACCGGGAAGGTGACATACATCGGATCGTCGCTGACGATCTGCACGAGCACACCGGTGTCGGGCCCGACGACATTGCCCTTGGTCAGCTTGGTGCGGCCGATCCGGCCGGCGATCGGCGCCTTGATCTCGGTGTAGCCGAGATTGATCTGCGCCGTTTTCAGATTGGCCTCGGCCGTGGTCTGGTCGCCCTGCGCGCCCTTCTCCTCGGCGACGCGCTGGTCGCGGATGGCGACCGAGCCGGCACTGGTTTTCAGCAGCTCCTCGGCGCGCTGGCGCTGCACGGTGGCGTTCTGCAAGGTGCCTTGGGCGCGCTCCAGCGCGCCTTGCGCCTGCTCGACCGCGGCTTCGAACGGAGCGCGCTCGATCCGGAAGAGCGGGGCGCCCTCGGCGACGGTCGAACCGTCCTTGAACAGAACCTCCTCGAGATAGCCGGTGACGCGGGCACGGACATCGACGCGGTTGACCGCCTCGATGCGCCCGACGAAGTCGGCCGTCTGGGTGATGGCGCGCTTCTCGGCGATCACAGTGCCGACCGGGACGGCGGTGGGCGCCGGCTGCTGGGCAAGGGCGCTTGTTCCAAGAGCGAACGCGAAGCAGGCGATGAGCGTCGCAGAAGAAAGGCACGAGGCTGCCGGGGTTCGTTTCACCTGCGCCATCCGAGAACGCTCAGACATTCGATACTCCTTTAGCCGGTTCGCTCCTGCCTGATCGGCTGGCAGGGAGCGAGCAATCCTATCCCGAGTCGATACTGTGCGTTTTCTGTCAGGAGCGCTACGGTCTTGTTACGGGCTTGCGATGTTCCGTGATCATCCATCTTCGTCGCTGCAGGAATGCGCTCACGACAATCTGTCGAAGCTCTCGGCGCGGGCGAGATCCCAGTTGCGCCGATAGAATGCATGCTCGCAGAGGCCGGTCAGCAATTCGCCCGGCTGAAGAAATACGTGCAGATCTGAGAAGAGGCGGATCTCGGTGGCGCTGACGCGGCGCACGAGATGATGCGGGCCGAGCTCCTCGGGGTGGGTCAGGCCGGCTGCCGCCAGCATGTCGGCCAGCGCGTGCAGGGTGTTGGCGTGGAAGCGGTGGACGCGCTGCGCCTTGTCCGGCACCACCAGCGCCCGCTGACGGACGGCGTCCTGCGTCGCAACGCCGGTCGGGCAGCGATTGGTATTGCAGGACAGCGACTGGACGCAGCCGAGCGCGAACATGAAGCCGCGGGCGGCATTGGCCCAGTCGGCGCCGATCGCGAGGACGCTGGCGATATCGAAGGCGCTGACGATGCGTCCGGCGACGCCGACCTTGACCTTGTCGCGCAGCCCGGCGCCGACCAGCACATTATGGACGAAGAGCAGCCCCTCGCGCATCGGCAAGCCGATATGGTCGCTGAATTCGACCGGGGCGGCGCCGGTGCCGCCCTCGGCGCCGTCGACGACGATGAAATCGGGCACGACGCCGCTCTCCAGCATCGCCTTGACCATGCCCATGAACTCCCAGGGATGGCCGAGACAGAGCTTGAAGCCGACCGGCTTGCCGCCGGAGAGCTCGCGCAATTGCGCGATGAAGGCCATCATCTCCAGCGGGGTCGAGAAGGCGCTGTGGCTCGGCGGCGAGATGCAATCCTGTCCGACCGGGACGCCGCGCGTCGCGGCGATCTCGGGCGTCACCTTCGGTGCCGGCAGGATGCCGCCATGGCCGGGCTTGGCGCCCTGGCTCAGCTTGATCTCGATCATCTTAACCTGGGGATCGGCAGCCTGCCTGGCGAAGCGTTCGGGGTCGAAGCGGCCTTGCGCGTCGCGGCAGCCGAAATAGCCGCTGGCGACCTCCCAGACGATGTCGCCGCCGCCCTCGCGGTGATAGGGGCTGATGCTGCCTTCGCCGGTGTCATGGCTGAAGCGGCCGAGGCGCGCGCCGGTGTTGAGCGCCCGGATCGCATTGGCGGAAAGCGAGCCGAAGCTCATCGCCGAGATGTTGAAGACCGAAGCCGAATAGGGCTGCCGGCACTGGCCGTTGCCGATGGTGATGCGGAAGCTCTCGGGGTCTGAGACCGGCGCCGGCCGGGTCGAATGGCCGATGAATTCGTAGCCGTCGCGATAGACGTCGAGCAGCGTGCCGAAGGGATGGTCGCCGGCGAGGTTTTTGGCGCGGCGATAGACCAGCGAGCGCTGCGAGCGCGAGAACGGTGCCGCCTCCTCATCCGCCTCGAACAGGTACTGGCGCAATTCGGGGCGAACCAGCTCGGCGAACCAGCGGATATGGCCGATCACCGGATAGTTGCGCCGGATGGCGTGCTCGGTCTGGGAGAGGTCCCAGAGGCCGAGCAGCGCCAGCGCCGCGGCGAGCAGGCCGGGCAGCCAGAGCCAGGGGTGGCT